TCGCTAATGCGCTTGCGCGACAGCTCAGCATATTCAGGGTTCAGCTCGCAACCTAAATAGTTGCGCCCGTTACGCAACGCAACAACCCCCGTTGTGCCCGAACCGCTGAACGGATCTAGCACCGTGTCGCCTTCTCTTGAACCGGCAAGAATACACGGCTCAATGAGTGCTGTGGGATACACGGCGAAGTGTGCCCCGTCGTAGCCTTTTGTGGGAACAGTCCACACGTCCCGTTTGTTGCGGCCATTGGGATTGACAAACCGAGCGCCCATCTTGTCAACATGAATTCCCTGCTTGTCGCCCAGTGCGTTATTTTTCGTGCTTGGCGCATCACTGTGAAACGCATACTTCGCACGCTCTAGCGACGACTCGGCAACTGGTTCCTTTATCGCCTCATGGTCATAAAAATACTTCGCAGACTTAGCCAACAAAAAAATGTGCTCATGAGACTTCGTAGGCCGATCAGTAACACTCTCCGGCATCGGATTAGGTTTTGCCCAGATAATTTCAGACCTGAGAAACCAGCCGCGCGCTTGTAGGGCGAAAGCAACCCGCCACGGAATCCCCACCAAGTCTTTATGCTTCAAGCCAATCGCAGAAGCATTACGGGCCGGCGAATAACCATCTCCCCGACCACGGTTAGTTTTTGACCCGTCAGAAGCAACACCTGAAACGCCACCAGCAAGAGTCTCAGCTGGTTGGTAACTGCCACCACGTTGCGCCGCGTATGAATCGCCCAAGTTTAGCCACAACGTGCCATTGTCAGCCAACACACGCCAAACCTCATCAAAGACCAAACACAACGACTCAACAAACTCTTCTGGAGAACCCTCCAAACCAATCTGCCCATCGTTGCCATAATCGCGCAAACCCCAATAAGGCGGCGAAGTCACACAAGTCTGAACAGAACCAGCCTCAACACCAGCCAACCGATCACGAACATCACCAACCAACACACGAGCAGTCACACCCATCATCGGTCATCACCAGTCTCCACGTTCTCATAACGCTCAGGCCCCCACTTCACCACTTGGTTCATCCAAGCATCCGGATCATGTCGAACCGGCTCAGGCTCATCATTCCAGCGTTCCCCATTCAGCCAAGAAGAAGCCAATGGGATAAACTGCTTGTCTTTCGGTAAGTCAGACCGTGACACATATTTGCGAACACTCTCAAGCAACTCAGACTCAGGAATCTTTTTAGCAGCCTTCGACCAGGCTGAAATGGCTTTGAGTTTGTGATCACGTCTCGGCCATAATTGCCAAAACTCATCAAATAACGGCGATGTAATCGCCAAAGGTTTTAACTGGGGTTCGGGTACGGGTTCGGGGGCATCCGTAAGCATAGGCTTAGCATCCGTAAGCATAGGTTTAGCATCCGGTTTGTTCCACCGGGCATTAGCCGCGTTGACTGAACGCTCATGTCTAGCAGCAGATTTAGCCTCAAGTTGCTCCCGCATGGGCTGATAATCAGACCAATCGTGAAACCAAATACCAACACGATCTTCGTCGTGATCCCACAGACCACACTCTACAAGCTCCTTAATAACCGTCGGGTCAAACTCCCACAAGTCCAAGACGGCATAGGGTACAAACCCGTCGGTCATTTTGTCGGCAGACCAAGTACCAGACAACAGCCAGACACCGGCAGCCTCGGCCTGTAGTGCGCGAGGAATCGAAAGGAACTTTAGCGACGTGTAAAACCCGTCGTCTACCTTGAACCAAGCCATTAGCGCGCTCCCAACAATGGGAGAAGATTGAGCACTAATGCGGCGAAAGAAAAGCACGCAAAAAGAAGGTCAATCGGGCGTATACGGGTATTATTATTCATAGCCACTCCTATTTAGTGGTTAGAAGCCCGGCTTGAGCGTATGTGAGTTCGCTCGCCGGGTTTCGTTTTGTGTAATTGTCATCATCATTCTACACCGCGCCCCGAGCCTTTTTGATGAGGGTTTTGGCAACCTGCAACGTCGACGGATCACTCATAGCCAACACCAACGACTTTTCGCTAAAACTGCCGGTGTCATCCGCCAACAACATACCCACCACCAGCAACGTCAACGCCTCAGTGTTCATGCGCTCAGTGAGTCCGGCAGCCTGAAGGTATAAAACGCAAGTCTGCCGCCGGTACTCGCTAAAGTCAGGCTTCTGCAAGCTCACGAGCCATCACCAACAACTCACCCAAATGATACTGACTGACACCCAACGCCAGGCGCATCTCAGACTCACTGCACCCATACCGCTCAGCAAGTTTCAGATAATACAGTCGCATCTTGGACTCAATCACCCGCTGCTCAAACGACTCAGCATCCCGCAACTTCTTAGCGCAAATGCTCAGAAACTCCAGCGCAATCATCCTCTTCTGTTCCATAGCCTCTTCCTTCCTTTCGGTCATCTTACTTCGTGTGTGCTCTCCATGCCACGATAAATCTCACCCATTCGTTTTTCCGCGTCCCGCAACGTACACGGCACACGCACATCACCCTCCAGCCAATGCCAACCATCTTGATACCAGACCGGCACACTACCAGGCGCATAGTTACGCATCACCCAACGCGGGATACTCCAACCCTGCCGGATACACGCCGCCCGAAACTCCATCGACCCCGCATCCATCTGATTATGAATAGCGCACATCACCACCAGGTGCTCAGGCGTGTCAAACTGTGCCGACCCGCCCATACCCCGCGTCACCCTATGCTGTATCGTCCACGCCCCACCACACGGCCACAACAACGCCCACGCCGAACCCGCAGCAACACAACCACCATCACGATCATAAACACGCTGGCGAACCTTCTCCACCTGCGCCTTCGACCTCTTGCCGACACTCACGGCTTCAACTCATTACGCCTAGTCAACTCCGCCGTAATCGCATCCACCTGCAACCGCCATCCCTCACGCTCAGCCGGTGTCGAATACCGCGTGGACACAACACCCCGCAACAACGTTGTGCGCATCGCCGTCAACTCATGCAAACCCATACGCTCAAACATCATCAAAGCCTTCCTGACTCTCAAAAATGCGGATAACAGACCGGGCGCGATCCTTCGTCACATACACGCGCCGCGCCAACAACACCGACACCTGCACATCATCCGTCCAAGCCACACCATTCAACGCGTCCAAAACAAGCTTCACCATGTTGTCAATATCTTTGCGCGCCCGCGTCCCCTGATAAAACGCTAATTCGACCCCTACGGGCACAGAAAACGCCTCGCAAGCCGTAGCCTCAAAGTACTCCCTCACGCGCCTCTCAGCGTCCACAGTGGCTTTAGGAGTGTATGCGTGGCCCTGACGTGTCACCCGAGCGCGAGCCTTTGACATGGGCTCACCGTCAACGGTAAACAGCACCGCCTTCGACGGCCCCTGCCTGACCATAGGCTCATAATTCCAGCCCGTAAACTCGTAGGTCATCCGGCAATCCACCAGGCGAGCATTACGCCGCCCCAAATCAGCAGCCCGATGAACGCGAGTTCCAATGCGAAGCCAATGAACTTGCCAGCCAGTTTCCAATTAGTCATGGTTTCCTTTTTCCCATCATTAGTCGGTGACGTTCAGTGGGGCTCTGCCCGCCCCAAATTCCATCTTTGTACCTGTTCACAAGAGCATACTCAAGGCACTCAACTTTGACGGGACATTTTTCGCAAATCTTTTTTGCCTGAGCCACGCGCCAAAGACTGTCGAGCTCGGGGAACCATAATTCGGGATCCGTCGTCGCACACGCGGCCTCGTCCATCCAGTAAGTGCTCATTCCCTCGACTTCTCCCGTTGCCTACGACCACGTTCCCTATTTGCCAACCGACACTCATCACACCTGCACCCACGCTTGTTGTAAGTCACATAACGACCATGAGGAAACTCATGCGAAAACTCGCTACGCGTCTTAGCCCTGTGGCAAGACTTACACAACACTTGGCACTTAGCCAATTCACTAACCCTCAGCGGATTATCCTCTGCCAAAGACCATAAGTGAGTTGGGTTTATGATTTTAGTTTTTCGGTCAACATGATCAATCTCAAGACTTTCAAGCGATCCGCACGCAACGCAAAAACCGCCCTGAGACTCAATCCATGCCTCTCTTCTCTTTGCTTGCCATTGAGCCTGATACGCGTTTTTCGCTTCTTTATTCATGGACGCTTAGCCGCCCTCGGCCATCACGCTTTTGAGCAAGGCCATGTGCGCCATGAGGCTGTTATTTAACTGAGATATTTTTAACTTCACACGGCCATGCGCAGCCCGAGCAATCGCAGCAGTATCCCGCAACTCTTTCGTGACCAGGCGCGCCTGTGCTTTCCGCTCCTCAATATTGCCCTCCGCGTTCAGGAAGGCTTGATCATAAGCCGCCTCATAATCGCCTTCCGCGTTCTCCGCAGCCAATTCCGCCGTCTCGTGTGCTTCCGGCCCTCGAGCCTGTTCACGCGTAAGACCGAGGATAATCGTGCGAATCTCATCAGGCGTCATACGTTTTGCCCTCAGTTACTGCATGAATTGCATGCCGAAATCCGGCATCCCATGCCTTATTTGATGGCGCAGATTCAGAATGATGAGAAAGATGCTCAAAAAAAACACTCTTTAGATCTGTCACAATCTTTGCGCGCTCAGCCTCTTGAGCCTCAGCAATCATCTGCTTCATAGTCCGATAGGTGATAGTCACCTCATCATCATTTGCCCAGTCACTCACGAGTAATCCCCTTCCAACCATTCATCCGAAAGCCACTGCCCCGTTTGGCAGCGAGCACAAAAATCCGTTTGCACCGTATACCGAGCACCACAACCCATGCACTCAGAATATAGAAACAACGGCCTAGCCATTAGCCAACACCGCCTTACGATTCTCCATCATCAATTTAGCCTCATCCAAAAAACCACCATTCGCAGCCTGTTTCCACAAATCGCGCAACTCATCTAAAGACTTACACCCGGTAATCATTTCGCTAAAACCATCCGGCATAGGAACAGCAACCGCGCCAGGGGCAACACCACGCGCCACCTTCTCCATCTCGGAACGGCTCGGCCCTTTACTGCCGCCCAACGCCCAACGCAAGGCACGCCCCAACGCCGACGTGCAAGCGTTCTCAAGAGCCGACGTTTTGTTAGCCATGCCCACACCGTCCACTTCAAACGCCCATTCGACGGCCTTCGGAAGGTCAAGTGCCTGATCCTCAGCGTTCAAGAATACTTGCGCCTCAACAACCCACATACCCTGCGCCCGGTCATTCGGTGACGTGTGATTGTGAATCACACAACGCAAATCCGGGTACTGCTCCAACGCGCGAGCGTGACGATCCTCCACCGTCTCATAATTGTTTAAATCAAAATTAGCCATTCTCAATTTCCTCTCTTTCTTCCCATGATTTATACACGTTAACTTGCTGGACTTTCTCGGCAATCGAAACCAACTCTTTGATGAGCTTGTCGTCACGCTCCACTATCTGACACTCAACATCGAACCCCGGCGCAAACCCACCAGGCGCATCAAGACGCAACTCATACGCAAACACACACTGCTCAGCGTCCGTCACATACAACTGCCACTGAACCTGCCGCATATACAACGCGCTGATTTTGTCTAACGGCTTACCAGTGGTTTTATACTCGCCAATCATCTTGTGATCTAGTGATAGCCCGTCCGGTGTGGCCATCTGCCAACGGTCAGCCGACAACTTGCCGCCCTTCGAGATGACCCAATCGTTAGGCATCACGCCATATCGTTCCTTGACGATTTGACCGATGTAGCCTTCTCTCTGATTACCCCAGCTCATGTAGGCGTTGGGCGTTACTTCGCGCGGCTCGTCCAACTCCGCCAGCACTTCCTTCATCCCGGCAGGTGTAAATGCTCGGCTAACGGTGGTCGCCGTGACCCCAGAAGCGCGAGCCTCCAGCCACTGGGCGCGATCCGTAGACCGAACAACAAAACGGTCAACCTCAATCACAGCAGAAACCACGCCAACAACAACGCACCCACACACAACGCCATCAACACAGCGGAAACAACCGCCAACAGCCAATCACGCAAATGTTCTCTACTGCTAAAACTTGCCTTGAACCTCTGCCACATAATCATTCTCCCTTCGTGACAACACGAGACTACACACCAGGCATGACAACGTCAACAAAAAGAAGAGGCCCCGAGTCGAAGAGGCAGACGACTCGGGGCAGCGCAGTGGGGGAAAGGAATACCCGGCGCACTCAAAGCATAGCAAAAAAAACTTTGAGAAAAGTTGGCAAATGAGTTGACACGGTGGTGCAAATCACTAAACTTATATATATAGGGCAAACAAAAGAAAAGGAAACCAAAATGACAACTACAACCAAAACCCTCTACATCAGTTTCAACGAGGGCAACGTTACTTGCTACGATCACGCCGGTGTAACGCTCAAAGAATCCATCAAAGACCGTGGCCCGCTTAGCGAGTGGTTTAAGGGCATCGAAAGCGTTTACTTCGTGGCACAGGACATCGACTACAAGCACTTTGCGGAGAACGACATGCAACTCGTTTGCGAGTCTTGCAACAAATAACCGCCAAAACTAAGAAATCCCCCCGAGTCAATATCGGGGGGATTTTCTTATAAGCGCACTTTACTGACAGGAATCACAGTTGTTCTTGTCGGCAGGATCAACAGGGCACGCAACCCCGCCGACCATGTCAACCTCATTCACTCGGAAGCGTCAGGCACAAACTTGAATGCGAGAATTGCGCCGAAGACAGCAACGACGGACGAAGCAATCTGGGCGATCGTCACGGCCACAGAAGCCTCTATAACGCCCTGAGATACCAACACTGGGATAACGACTCCGAGGAGCGCTGACGTCGCCGTCACGACCCCGTAGATGCTCTTTCTGGTGGTCGTGCTAAGTAATGCTTTCATTTCTTTTTCTCCCTAAGGTGTAGTGGTTTGATATAGCCGGTCAAAAATAGCGAGTCCGAAAGCCACCAGGCTGATAATGCCCACCAAAAAAACGACCCAATGAACTTTTGGTGCGCGCTGACTCTCCAACACCGCAATCTTCTGCTCAAGCTCAGCGATCCGCTTATAGTGACCGTCGCTCTCGTCACGCAATCTTTCAAGTGCTTGCATCATGGCATCCTGTTTTGCTTCAAGCCTTGAACAGGCAACAAGAACATCGGTCAGAGTTGGCGCAGCCACGACATTACTCAGTTACAGAATCGGCAACAGCTTCTTCTGAAAAGTTAGGGTTGATAAAACGCGTCTCGCCGTCAATGTTCACAACAACAGACCCAATAACATCTTCAATTTCATCCATGATCATCCCTAGAAACTTCCTGCGTTGAGTGCGGCCTGTAATGCTTTAGTGGTTTTCGGCCCCCAGTCACCATCCTGAGCAACGCCCAGACGAGCCTGAAGTGCACGAACAGTTTGCGGGCCAATAACACCATCAGCCCGTACACCAAGTTTACCCTGAAGAGCCTTTTTGCTTACCGGCCCAAACACACCATCAGCAGAAACGCCCAACACTTTTTGTAACGCCTTATACGTTTGCGGGCCAAGCACACCGTCAACAGTCAAAGCGCCGGGTGCGGGTGTCGGTTTCGGGCCAGCCTGAAGCACAGCCATAGTTTTCGGGCCAACAATTCCATCGGCCACCAGCGCGTTTTTCTTCTGAAAGTCCACAATGGCTTTCATCGTCACCGGGCCAACAATACCGTCCACCGTGAGCTTATATCCAAACGTGTTCAGAAGTCCCTGAATTTGTGCGCCGTTAGCGTTGAAAGACGATCCGCCACCGCTGTAAGCAAGATGCCACGGCTCAGAACCAATCGTAAAGATAAGCCCCAACGATTCTGCGATAGCACGCACCGTACCGTTGTTGCGACCAGGCTCAATGTCGGCAGCCATACCCCAACCATGCACCGACGTGCCAGGCCAACCAGCAGCCGGCGTTTCACCACGCTGATAGCGTCCCCACTGAAACCACTGGGTCGAACGGCCCGAAGCGGTCTGCGACTCGTTCCGCACATTCATGTCGCCACGCACACCGAGAGGCCGGTAGCCTTCATTGATCTTGATGGTGACACCCTGCTCGGCGGCACGATTCAACAAATCCTGCATCACCGTAGCGGTACGAGGCTCAAAAGACTCACCCGCCACTTTACGCATCGCGCTTTCAGGTATATCACCGTTGGCGTAACCGCCCCAAGCATTAGACATGGTTCTCCTAGTTATTTTGATTTAGCGGGGTAAGGGTTAGCGTCAACAACTTCTTGCCGGGCAGTCAACCATTCTTGCTTGGTGCCTTCGCCCGCCTGAAACTTAAAAAACAACGGGTCGGCTGTTTGCTGGTAGGCGTTCTGTCGTAAACGTCGGATTTCTTCCATGTTGCGGTCATGCTCGCCAGCAGCCCACTCTTCACGCTCAGCAATTTCCTCGGGACTTGTATCACGGAAAATAATTTCAGTCATCACATCACCTATTTGTTGTAACCGTACACGGAAAGAGTCCCAGTAAAAGTGCCTGACGTTGGGAAAAGACTCATGCCATCAAATTGTGTCGTAGCGGCTTGAACGCCAACAGTGTCCGTCATCACAGAAGTTGAATAAAAACCTTTTGACACAAATTTTGTGTAAGCCGCAACCTGCGGGTCAATAACATCAAAACTATAAGCGTTAGTGTTATTCGTTGCAACCATGAAACCTATAAACCCTTGCGCGGCAGAACTTGACCCGGCTTGCCTTGCGGGCGCGGCATCGGTAGTTGCACAGGCAACCTGAGTATAAGAATAGTTCGCTGAAGTTTCTACACCTGCAACCGTGTAACGATACTGAATTTGCAACGTACCCGAAGTGAAACCTGAAAGAACAGCCCTATAGTTTGTGAACTGAGAAGAAAAAATATCATTCACTGTAATCTTTGTCGCTGTTGCAAAAGTCAACTGACCCAACGACGTAAACGAAGCTGACGAACCAGCACCAGCAACAGTCACAGAGGTAGGACGAACCGGCACAAGCCCATCAACACGCGAAGTAGCATACCAACCAGCCGTATCACGACCACCCGGCACAGCCGTCGAATACGCTGCATAATACGACTCAGCCACACCCGTATCAGTCCGAAACACAGTATTACCGGCAGTCGGCACAGGATACAAAGCGTCACGCGCCGCAGTACCCGCAACAATCGGCAACGAATCAACATTCACAAACGTCGCCGTACCCGTCGCCATCTGCACCGAATTAGTGTCAGACAAATAAGTCATCATGCCCTCGGTTGTGCTACCGGCAATGGCCGAACCGCGCGCAGCCGTCCCCGCATAAACCTGCACAGCCTGATCCATCAGATAGCCGTTAACCTGACTAGCCGTAAGAATCGTCCCAGCAACAAAAGTAGTCTTACCCAGACCCGCCATAATGTTCTCCTAAATCGTTTCTATTCTACCAAAATCACGACAGGTCAACCCATGCCGAACCATTCCAACGCTTCGCAACAGTCAAATCAGACCACGCCGATCCCGTCCACCTTTTAGCAGTAGCCGTCGGAGTCCACGCCGACCCAGTCCAACGTCGGCCACCCGACGACACAAAAATAGACGTGCTTGCAGAATACGCGCCAGTACCCCACGCATACGTCGCAGTCGAAACCGCGCGAGTCTGAAAATAATGTGTCAACCCGCCAGTCGCAGCAAACACCGGCACAGAAGTCGTCGAAGTGGGTGTGGACGTATTCAACGGAGAGACAGCCGTCCACGTCGCATCATCCGTCGACCAACGGTACTCATACTTAGTAATCGGCAAAGTACCCGCAGCGGGAACAGCTGAAACAATCGTTACGTCTTTACCTGAAGCAGTACACGTCGGCGCGGCAGGAGCAACCGGGCCAGTAAACGGTGTAGCCGTAACAGTCTCACTTGCGGTCTGCATATCCGGCGGCATAAACGCCGTACCAGGAAACGGGTTTTGCATAAGCAAACGACCCGAAAACGACCATGAACCCACACCAGTTGTTGCATTATGTGCAATGTTCACCGAGCCACTAAAGAACGTGACCGTCGAACCACGATTCACAGTTCGTTGCCCAGCCGTACAGTTATACGTCACACCATTCAAAACAATGTAAGTGTTAGTGGTATCCGGCGAGAACCCGGAAAAACCGGAAGGTGACGAATCAGCTCGCAACTCCATCGAATAAGCGACAGTCGAAAAGTTTGATGCGGGCGTGCTCGAAGTAACCGTTGCGTTGATGTAAAGAATGTACCCGTTGCCGGTAGTAGTAACTTGCGCCATTACCAGAACCAGATGTCGCCGGAAGCATTAGCAGTCGGAGTACCAGACTGAATAAACACAGTCTGCCCCGCAACCTTCGACGTAGAACCATCAGCAGAAAACGCCACCCACGCCGAACCGTTATAGAAGGCCAACGTATTCGAGTCCGTCAAATACGTCACCATGCCCTCACTGGGAACAGTAATAGCCGACGTTCGGGCCGCCGCCGAAGCGAACACCTGAACCACCTGGTCGGCAAGATAACCATTCAGATCGGTTGCGCTCAAAACGTCATCAGTGACCCATTGCTTGTAACCCAGACCTGCCATAAGAAACTCCTAAAATCCCAACACGTTTGAGTCAAGGATACCAAAACTGGCATCATCCAAAATTAAGAAAGCGTAAGACTCCAACGCCGACAAGTTCAACGTAATGTCATAACTATCAGGCCGCGCCTCATGCCCCACACCAATAATCTGCGCGTAACGCACAATCGCCGAACCCACACCGTTAGGGGTAAACGTAACCTCGATAGGGTCGCCCAACTCCAAACCCAACACGGTAGCCAAATCCACACCCTCAAGGCCATCCAACGAAATCTGCAACGCCTCAAAACGATACTCAGGATCACCATACAAACTCACCCACCACTCAGCCAAACCTGAAGTCTGCGACACATCAGAAATGAGCGTGTCAATGGTCTGCCCTGAAATGCCATACGTTGTCTGCGAAGAAAGATTGTTGGCAACAGAACTACCCACCAGGGGAGACGTCACAGTTACCTGGTTGTACAACAAATCTGTGCCGTACTGAATGTTCGTACCCGTATACGCGATACCAGTGCCATCATCCGTAAACGCCGGAGAACCCTCAATGGTGTAAATGTTCGCCCGGTCAATGAACGTAACATAACCATTCTTCGACATAAAAAACTGCCCCTGCTCAGACGCAGTAACCAAGTTCAAATAATCCAACGCCGACTGAGTACCGTCACGCACATCCGCGCCCACCGTATTCGTTCCAGCATCCAAACTACGCGACGCGTCAGGCCACGCCACCGTCACCATATCCAACACCGCGCCAATACGCGCACCAATAGCCTGAGTCGTCGAAGTACCAGCAGTCACAAACTGGGTAGCAAACAACGTAAACGCATCCGAAGCCACGATAGAAGCTTTCGACGCACCCGACACGTCATAGGAGTAATTCCAGTCCTCAATGATCCCTGTGAACTGAACAACACCACCAGTCGTCACCCGGATAGACCGGCGTGGAATAATGTTGCCAACAAACGGGCTAGACGAATACAACGGGTCAAACGCGCGCGTCTCATTGTTCAAAGTCACCGACAATTTACCGGCACTAAACCTGTCAAGGTCACGGTTACGGCCACGAGTAATCGACAACCCTGAAACGTAAGAACTAATGTCAGTCCATTGCGGTCCGGTCAGCCGGTAAATTGCCGAACCCACCTTACCTTTGACCGGATCACCCACACGAAAATAGGGCAGGTCAGGTGTGGTAAGTGTGAAATAAACTTCAACCGTAGTCTGTACAGTCACTAGGCACTCACAAACACAGAACCAGAAGTGCGCTCATACTTTTTGATAGCAGACACAATCAGCTCACCAACACGGGCATCAGCGTTCATCGCAGACACGCTTATGTTGTAAGTGCTCCCGCCACCCTGACCCATCTTGCCGAGCCTGTCCAGGGGAATAATTGCCTCCGGCCCAGCCTCACCAATAATGGCCTGCGTCGCGCGGGTCACAATTCCGCCCTCGGCCATGCGGGGCATTCCAGCGCTAACTCCACCACTGAACTGACCGATGCCAGCGCCAGTCACATATTTAGGCGTGTTTGAAATAAACCGAATCAAATCCGCAATGCTATTCAACAAACTTAGGAACGGGTTAAGAGCACCAATAACACTGTCAATAACTCCCTGAACAACCGCGCCGAACGCACCCCAGTTTTCGCCATTGCGTTTCAGGAACTCATCAACGCCGACACCCACATCGGTTACAAACTTCAACACAGCTGCAACATCGGCCAACGACTGAAAAGCGTTATCTGCGTCATCGGCAAAGCCAGCCATACTGCCAGAAGCCAACTTAGTCAGGTTAGTGAAAACCGGCAACAAGTCATTCAAAATAGGCAGCGCATCAGTGCCCAACTTGGTCATGATCGTTAGCACTTCAGGCAGAACAGCAAGCATCTCCGCAAAGCCCGCCGAAGCGTCATCAATAAACGTAGCAAACTCAGGTGACGCAACAAACGAATCAACCGCCGCCTGAATAACCGGAATAGCCTCCTCAATCGCGGGAAGGAAAGCGCTACCAATCGTCTCCTGAAAATCCTCAAGAATGGCTTGCAGTCTCAGGAACGGATTAGCCGCCGCCTCCGCCGCGCCCTCAAAGGTCGTCCCCAACTCGCCAAGAAGATAATCCTGCGCCGCGATCTCACCGTTGGTTTCAAGAATCTGATTGTAAGCGGCCTTCTGCGACTCAGTGAAAACAATCCCAGCGCGCAACAACTTACTTAGCGCCGTAGACTCGTCGCCCGCCACCTTGATAAACGCGGCCCCAATAGACTCCACGCCCTTACCAGTACCCGCCGCAACATCCAGCGCAACCTTCGCCATATTCTTCAGGCCATCAACACCCTTAGCGGCCAAATCAGGCACAGCAATGAAACCGCGAATAATCGAGTTCAAAACCTCATCGTCAACACCAGTCAACTTAGACAGTTGAGTTGTGTACGCCGTAAGTTGTTTTACAGCGCCCTTAACCTCATCAGCCGTCTTACCAAACGCCCCGGAATTCTTAGCAATTTGCTCAAGCGATCTACTAACCGACTCACTCTCAGCCGCCGCCTTAATAGACGAAATACCAAACGCCACAGCACCAGCAGCAGCAGCCGCAAAAGCCGCGCCCGCAGCAATACCAAAACCACCCGCAAGACTTCCCAGCTTGTCGAGTCCAGAAGTTGCCTGGCTAATTCCCTTAGCATCAAACTTGGAAAGAATATTAAGACTAATAGGCATTAGCGATCCATCTCATTTGTAACAATGCGCTCGAACTTGTCAACAATCATCGTGGCCGCCCGATTCAACAAATCACGTTGCGCCCAAAAATACTTCCACGCGATACGGTTGCCGCCCTTACCCTTCAACGGGCCGAACTTTTGCACCATCATGGCAATGAAATGTGCACCCTGAGAAGAGTTACCAGTGGCCCCGCGACTGCCCGCAGACTCCGCCGCAATGTAACCGGGCGCACCCTTAGGTGAGTCAACCTTGATGGATAACAATGGCGTGACGTTGCGCTCACGCGAGCCAGCCATAGAAATAGACACGCGCGCCTTAGCCCCCTGCCAAATGAGCGAGCGAGGCGTATAACCGCCCATACCCGACAGTGGCGGAGTCACCTGAATACGCGACTGAATAGTGCTCGCCATATCCTTAGCCGTCCCGCGCAACTCTTTCCGAAACTGAGTCACAAGTTTGGGATCTATCTCTTTGAGTTGGGCAAGCATCTCACGCACACCATCAGCGCGAACATCATACTTAATCATCAAAGACTCCCTAAGCCTAAGTTTACCGCCTACCGCTTAGGGTTGTGCTTAGCGATGAGATACCTTTCGATAGTGAAAAGCATTCTGGGTGACAGTTTCAGGAGTTCGCGCGGGCTGATCCCGGTTTCGCAAGCAATCACGGCCAGGTTCCAATGCACCGAAGTAGCACCTAGCCCCTTTATTTTTTTACTTCAGGAACCTCAACGCCAGCAATCGTGTCAGCATACGCGTCAAACTCAAGTGCCGTGGCCTTCGTGCGCGTCTCAGCCTTCCAGGCGATAAACACCAGCCAAGAGAGTCGAACGCCGGACGCGAAACTGGCCACCGAAGTATCGTAACGTTCCTCGAACGCCATCAGATCCGACACAATCGCCGTCACCTCGCGGCTCTCGCCGTCCACAAACTTGATGAGTAGGTTAATGGGGTTCATGGTTAGCTCGTGGCTCGCGTAATTCCAGCAGTGCCAGCAGTCGGCCAAGTCAGGTCGCGCGTTGCCAAATCTCCCACGCTACCGCTAATCGGGTTTACCTGCGACACAAGGTACACGCCGGTGTAAGAAGGGTTAGTGGCCGAGACAGTTCCCGACGCGGGACGAACAACAACCGTGGCGTTACTGCCATAAAGGTTGTAAATCGTCGAGTCAACCGCTTCAGACCCAGACGAACCGAAATCGTTGTGGAAAGAAAGCGTAATGCTTCCATCCTTCAGACCGCCAACACGAGTACGGAAACCTGAACCGCCAAACGCAGTCGTCTCCACCTCATCGGCTGAAAGGTCAAGAGTAACCGAAGCGAGGTGATCGCTGAAGTCTGTCCCGTTGATGGTGGTGGTAACTGAGGTTAAGACGAATTTTGGCATATTCTATTTCTCCATTTTTATTCTGCGTAGACCTGACAACTGAAGTCGGCGGCAA